TCGCTCATTCTGTCACCAGTAATTTACTTGGTTTTTTGGGGAGTCAAAAACGCATATGCCTAAGAACAGATTAGAGCGAGAAGAGATCCTTAATCGTACAATGAAACTGAAGAAAGAATTGTATGATGGAAAATACCAAAGTAAAGGTGATGAATGGCATCAAGGTGCTCATACTATGCTTAACAAGTTGCTAGATAATATCCAAGAGTATCGTTACTAAATAGTGTCAGACTGGGAAACTGATGTCTAACAATCCGTGCAAGTTGAATCAGGTATCTAATAGGAATTTTCTTTCTATTGGTGGATTCCAACTGGTTTTGAATAGATGTCGTAAGGTAGATTTCTTGTGTAACAAGGCAAATCTGCCTGGTATTTCTATGGGAACTGCTAGACAGTCAAACTATCTTAGAGATATTCCTATTCCTGGCGATAAGATTCAGTATGAAGATCTAAGAGTAGATTTCCTTGTCGATGAGAACATGGAAAACTACCACCAGATCTACAACTGGATGCGCGAACTAGGATATCCAGAAGATCTAGGTCAGTCTAAACTCGACAACCGCAGTGATGCTACGCTGTTGATTCTAAACAGCAGTCTAAGGGTTTCGGGAAGAGTAAAGTTTAGAGATATATTTCCTGTGTCTTTAGAAGGTATTCCCTTCAATGCCACAATTCAGGAACAAGAATATTTTACTGCTACGGCAGTGTTCAAATACACTATGTTTGATTTGATGAACATTGATGGAAAGGAAGTCTAGTTTTTCTCTGGAAGTTATCCAGAAAATGTGGGCAACCGATTCTGTTATCAATCCAGATGAGCTGGATACAGAGTCGCTAAAGGTTCCCCAATTACACGCCAAATATTACGACCTATATAATACAACACTGTCGCTAAAAAAGCAAGCAGAGACTGTGTTTTCAGGTATTCTACTGGAACGTCGTAAGTATTATTCTGGGAAAGCGGATTCGCAGATTTATATCGACGAACCGTTTCCATACAAAGTAAGAGACAAAGCAGAGTTGCAACTGTATCTCGACGCTGACGAGCGGATGCAGAAAGCAAAACTCAAAATTGAGTATTACGACATTATGCTCAAGTATCTCGAAGAGGTGCTAAAGCAAATTACCAATAGAACCTACCAAATCAAGAACGCTATCGAATGGCGTAGGTTTAGTGCTGGTTATGGCTGATCTGGTTATTAGAAAAAAGAATGAGGTTTATCTAACGGTTGAGTGTGACCCACACATTCAACATGAACTACAAGATCAGTTTACGTTTGATATTCCCAATGCGAAGTTTATGCCTCAGTACCGTAGTAGGTATTGGGACGGAAAAATTCGTCTGTTTAATATTGAGAAAAAAGAAATCTACTGTGGTTTAATTGATAAACTGCAAGTATTTTGTCAGCGATACGGATATACGTTTGAGTTTGAGAGTAACAAGTTCTACGGTCTCCCATATGAGGAGAATGAGATGGTATCCCAGGAAGGGGTCCAGGACTACCTACAACGCATTACATCGTTTAAACCTAGGGATTATCAGGTAGAAGGTGTTTACGACGCTCTGAGACGTAACAGACGCCTTCTAATCAGTCCTACGGGTTCTGGCAAGTCTTTGATGATCTACGGCGTTTGTAGGTACCATGTAGAGCAGTCTAGAAAGGTCTTGATTGTTGTTCCTACCACATCTCTGGTGGAGCAGATGTACAAGGACTTTGAGGATTATGGTTGGAACGCACAGCACAATTGCTATAAGATCTATGGTGGCAAGACGAGAATCGCCAAGAAAAATGTTGTCATTAGTACCTGGCAGTCGATCTATAAGATGGATCGTAAGTGGTTTGGTCAGTTCGATGTCATTATCGGGGACGAAGCACACCAATTTAAATCCAAATCTCTTATTAGCATCATGTCTAAACTCGCAGATGCGAAGTATAGATACGGATTTACTGGAACTCTTGACGGTACACAGACTCACAAGTGGGTGCTAGAAGGTCTGTTTGGACCATCTTATAAAATCATCAACACCAAGGACTTACAGGAGGCAGGGTATCTTGCTAAACTGAATATCAAAGTTCTGCTAATGAAGCATGATCCTCAAATTTTTGAGACTTATGAGGACGAAGTACAGTTCATCATTGGTCATGAGAAGAGGAATAGATTTATTAAGAACCTTGCCCATGACTTAAAAGGTAATACACTCATTCTGTTTAGTCGGGTTGCCGCACATGGAGAGGGTTTATATGACCTCATAAATACAGACAGTAGGAAGGTATTTTTTGTTCACGGTGGTGTTGACACTGAAGAACGAGAAGCAGTCCGTGAAATTACCGAGCAAGAACAAGACGCTATTATCATTGCGTCATTTGGAACGTTCTCTACCGGTATTAACATAAAAAATCTTCACAACGTAATTTTTTCATCTCCTAGCAAGTCAAGAATCCGAACTCTACAATCAATCGGTAGAGTCTTGCGAAAGAGTGAGAACAAATTAAAAGCAACACATTACGACATCGCCGATGATTGTAAGAAGGGGTCTAGAAGTAACTACACCCTGAACCACCTTGTAGAGAGAATTAAGTACTACAACGAAGAGAAGTTTAACTATGACATCATCTCAATCAAAATCTGATAGTCCGTATGATGAGTTCTATGCTAGCATCAAGTTAGTATCTGGTGAAGAAATTTTAGCAATGGTTGTTGTAGATAACACTGATAAAGAAAAACCAGAAACAATTGTTATAGATAATCCTGTTATTTGTAAAGAGATTCGTGCCCATGGCACGAATATACCCATGGGGTATAAGTTCGAACCTTGGATGAAAATGACTGATGATGAAACTTATATCTTACCTATGTCTAAGGTAATTACAATCTCACAAATCTCATCTCCAGAGATAGTAAACACTTATAAAGAAGTAGTTAATCATGGGTTTGACGTAGGTCATCCTGATCTTACTAAAGAGATGGGATATGTTTCTACAGTAGATAAAGCAAGAAATCTTCTAGAGAAACTCTACGAGTCTTAAAGCTAAGCCACACCCCTTTAACGGGAACAGAGTCATCATACATACATTTGCCGATCTTGTCAAGCTATGCTATAATGTATAAAGAATAGTATATTACATGGTCCGTAAAAGATCAGAACATTATGTAAACAATAAGGAGTTTCTTGCTGCTATTATTGTATACAAAAAAGGTATTAAAGACGCTGAAGCAGCAGGAGAACCTAAACCTAGAATTACAAATTACCTAGGTGAATGTTTTCTAAAGATTGCTACTCACCTGTCTTATAAACCAAATTTCGTCAACTACATGTTCAAGGATGACATGATTTGTGACGGAATTGAGAACTGTGTTCAGTATATTAATAACTTTGATCCTGAGAAGTCTAGCAATCCTTTTGCTTACTTTACCCAAATCATCCACTATGCTTTCCTCCGTCGTATCCAGAAGGAGAAAAAGCAACTAGAGATTAGACAAAAGATTATCGAAAGATCTGGATTTGACGAAGTATTCGTCGCAGACGAATCTGATAAGTCATCTGAGTATAATCAAATTAAAGACGCGGTACAATACCGCACTAACAGATGAAAGTTGCTATTATCACGGACCAGCACTTTGGATTTAAGAAAGGTTCTAAATTATTTCATGAATACTTTCAGAAGTTCTACGAAGAAGTCTTTTTTCCAACGTTGCAGGAACGTGGTATCACAACTGTCATCGACATGGGAGATACTTTTGACAGTCGTAAAGGTATTGACCTATATTCTTTGGACTGGGCGCAAAGAAATTATTTTGACCGTCTCCGAGATCTTGGCATTACCCTTCACTCCGTGGTCGGTAATCACACCGCGTTCTACAAAAATACTAACGAAGTCAATACTATCGATCTGCTTCTACGAGAGTACGATAACGTCAATACTTTCACTGAATGTAAGGACATAGACATTGACGGTTGTAAGATCTGTATGATCCCTTGGATTAACTCTGACAACTGCGAGTATACATATAGGAAGATTCGTGAGTCTACCGCTAAGGTTGCCATGGGTCATCTAGAACTCAACGGGTTCTATGCTCACCATGGATACACAATGGAAGATGGAGACGACATCCAACCATATCAAAAATTCGATCGGGTCTTCTCTGGTCATTATCACACCAGATCATCAGACGGTAGGATTTTCTACCTTGGGAACCCTTACGAAATGTTCTGGAACGACGTGGGTGATCTGCGAGGATTCCATATCTTCGATACAGAAACATACGAACTAGAAACAATCAACAATCCGTTTCAGATGTTTAGGGTCATCAAATATGATGACACCCCTAGACAACTGTTTAAGTTTGCTGAGTACAAGGATAAGATTGTCAAGTTAATCGTTGTCAATAAGTCTAGTCAGAAAGACTATGACAGGTTTGTTGATGCCCTGTCTGCTGCTAATCCTTATGATCTGAAGATCGTTGAGAAGACCTCTCAGATGGACTTTGGTGAAGACGCTGCTGAGCAAACAGAAGACACTCTGACGCTGCTAGACAAGTTCGTTGATGAGTTGGAAACTGATCTAAGCAAGGCAAAGATCAAGAGTCTTGTTAAGGACCTGTACAGGCAAGCATGTGAGGTAATGTAATGTTTATTATTACTGTCGAAGGGATGGAGGATGAAGGTGCCTTTGCCGTTAAGGATTCTATAGGTGATAAGGTCGTGTTCCTCTTTGAGGAGGAAGACGATGCCATGAGATATGCCATCCAACTCGAAGCATGTGGTACAATGGACATGACTGTTGTGGAGGTTGGTGATGCCCTCGCAATCGGAGCTTGTGAAAAAGCAGGAATTAAGTATACTATTATCACTAAAGACGATATTGTAGTTCCACCACCTGATAATAATGACGATGATGATTGAAGTTGATTTCGAAACTTTTCATGCTAATTTTGATGATTATATGGAAAAAATTGAACGAGACGGTCAAACTTTTTTAGTTCGTCTAGAAGATGGTCGAGCAGTTGTTGCTGCTCCTGCTGATTTAATTGAACCCGAGAATGATTGAGTTCCAAACTATTCGTTATAAAAACTTTTTGTCTTCGGGCAATCAATTCACAGAGATCAAGTTAAACAACGTAAAGAATACTGTCATCGTCGGTCAGAATGGTGCTGGTAAATCTACGTTGCTTGATGCTCTGTGTTTTTCGTTGTTTAACAAACCCTTTCGTAAGATTAATAAGGGGCAGATCATCAACGCACAGAATGAGAAAGACTGTGTAGTTGAGATTGAGTTTGCTGTCAACAGCACACAGTACAAAATTGTGCGTGGTATCAAACCAACAATCTTTACGATCAAACGTAACGGAAACAAACTTCATGAAGACGCTGATGCAAAGGATCAACAAAAGTATCTGGAAGGACAAATACTCAAACTCAATTACAAGTCCTTTACCCAAATTGTTATTCTTGGGTCTGCTTCTTTCGTCCCCTTTATGCAGTTATCTGCTGCACACCGTAGAGAGGTCATAGAAGACCTCCTAGACATCTCTGTGTTCTCTTCTATGTCTGACCTCCTAAAGGCACGGATAAAGGACTCCAAGGACCGCCTGAAGACGCTGGACTTGAAAAAAGAAGGCATTGGTGATAAAATAGTAATGCAGCAGAATTTCATCAAGTCAACGGAGGAATCAGGTCAGAATGATATCCAAGATAAACAGAACCAAATTTTGGATCTCGATTCCGAAGTTGCGAAGCACCAGAAACGTGTGGAAACCCTCCTTACAGGTGTTAAAACCAAAGAGGACGAAGCAGCAGACTATGGCAATGCTTCAGAGACGCTTAGAAAACTGGGAAAATTCCTTGGAAAGATCCAGTCAAAGAAATCTCACACAAGTGATACTCTAAGTTTCTTTAATGAAAATTCGGTATGCCCTACCTGTACTCAAACCATAGAGGAAGAGTTTCGGGTAAATAAAACTGTACAGCTCCAGCAGTCGGTCGCCAAATTTGATGATAATCTCAAAGAACTTGAGGATGCTATCAAGGCGGAGGAAAGTAGAGAACGTAAGTTCACTGCACTGCAAAGGGAGATTACTAAACTCTCGAATGAGGTTTCTCAAACAAACGTTCAGGTATCTGAATCTAATAAATTACGGTCAAGATTGGAACGTGAAGTTCAAACTCTTACCGATCGAATCGAGGACAGAAATTCTGAACATGAGAAGTTAAGTCAGTACAAGGGACAACTAAAGAGCATATTACAAGACCATGAAACGCTGAAAGAAGACTACAATTACAGTCTCCAAGCTAGTGTGCTTCTTAAGGATGACGGCGTAAAGTCGAGCATTATTAAAAAGTATTTGCCTCTTATCAATCAGCAGGTCAATAGATACTTACAACTGATGGATTTTTTCATTAACTTTACCTTAGATGGTGAGTTCAATGAAAAAATCCAGTCACCCATACACGAAAACTTTTCCTATCCTTCGTTCTCTGAAGGCGAGAAGATGAGAATCGATCTTGCACTTCTGTTTACATGGCGAGAGATCGCAAGGATGAAGAACAGTGTCGCTACAAATCTTCTTATCATGGACGAGGTATTTGACTCGTCACTGGATGGTTTTGGTACCGACGAGTTTTTAAAGATTATCCGCTTCGTCGTTAAGGATGCGAATATCTTTATTATCTCACACAAGTCGGAACTGCACGATAAGTTCGAAAGTGTGCTAGAATTCGAAAAGGTCAAGGGGTTCTCGCAGTTACGTAATCTGCTAGCCCCTTGACAAATGTTAAAATCTGAAGTATTATAAATACTGAACCAACTCATTTTATTACGAGTTGTGACAATTGGCACTGTGCCAGTTGTATATTTAACAACGAGACAAGTCGATGTCTCTATCCATCTGCGGGTAACCATTCCGCAAGTAACTAAAAGGTATTTTTAAATGATCAAATCTGTATTCGCAGCCTCCGCTGCTCTGTTCGTATCCGCTGGCGCTGCTTTTGCAGGTCCCTACGTCAACGTAGAAGCCAATGCTGGTTGGACGGGTTCTGACTACAATTCAACCACGACAGATCTTCACGTAGGGTACGAAGGCGTATTCGGCGATAACGCATCATACTACGTCCAGGGCGGCGCTAGCGTAGTCTCCCCTGATGGTGCTGAGAGCGACACCGTTCCTTCCGGTAAGGCAGGTTTGGGTCTTGGTTTGACCGAGAACCTCGGCGCATATGGTGAAGTGTCCTTTCTGGGCAGTGGCGACAGCAACGTCGATCGTGGATACGGTGGTAAACTTGGCGTCAAGTATAATTTCTGATCGTTGATATAGACACATAAACATCTAGATGTTATACTGGGGGTGCGACGGCATCCCCATTTTTTATGAGAAATTATCTTATAAGGATCCTCACTAGTCCTGTTACACACTTTAATGTGATGTCTATTGGGGTGGTGATTATGATTGGGATGCTTCATAACCATGCTCACTACACAATGACTATGGATGCAGATTCTTACGTTAGGCAATGGTGTAAAGCATCAGCAGAAAACCAAAAGACCTGTATCCGTTATGGCAGAAACGACGACTGATGACTTGACAAAACTTTAGATTTCCTATATACTATGTGAAGAAACATTACGGAGTGTATCGTGACTGTAACAACCGAAGACGGTGGACGCACAAATTTGTTCGCCAGAGAGCCTCAAATGTATGTCTCTAAGACGGACGCAGAGCGTTACGGTTACGAGTCATATGCCGAGAGCGCAGAGAAGTTGAATGGACGAACTGCTATGGTTGGATTTGTTGCTGCTGTTGTCTCTTATGCTTTCAGTGGTAGCGTATTTTTCTTTGGGGTCTTCGGATTCTGATGACTGAAGTTATTTTCACCGTGACGGCAGTTGCTTTTTTCTGCCTTCTCGGTTATACTGTGGAACAACTCTCAGAAACCTACTGATGGAACCCACCCTACTTGAACTTCTCACTTATTATGTAATTGGTGGTGCTCTTATCATTGGACCACCTGCAATCTTCCTAATCATTGCCATGATGGGAGCAATCCAAAATACGAAAGGTCGTATGGTTGGATACAAAGACCACAAAACTTACGGTGATATCTCATTCTATGAGAACGCACCATCAGATCAAACTAAATTTTATCTTACACTAGGAGAAAGTTCATGAACGAAAACGCAGAAAGTCTCAATGGTCGCCTAGCAATGCTTGGAGTCATCGCTGCTATCGGAGCGTATGCATTGACCGGACAAATTATCCCAGGCATTTGGTGATGGGATTTGTATTGGCAGCATTGCTAATGCTTATTCCTATTGGAGCAATAGCAGGAAAATCATGAGCATAGAATGGGCACAAGCAATTATTTTTTTCTTGGCACCTTTATTCTTTATGCTCCTCTTTATAGAAACTAACGAAGATGATGATGGACCACCAGATGGTGGAATGATGACGCCAGTATACCAATATAACTAGGGGGAGCACACCCCCTTTTTTTATGTTTGATAATATTGAGATTGGTGAGGAGTTTGCTAAGTTTCTTCAGCAAGTAGAAAAAAAGTGTATCTCTGATAAGGAATGGGAGTTCCCATATAAGATCGTAAAAGATCCTGTGTGGGAAACTAGTGTGCCACTTCTTCAGATGATACTTCAGCGTGGAATACGGCATGATGTTCCTTCCGTACAGATTGTGAGGAACGCTGCCTGCCCTGAAACCCCGCGTGAGGAATTTGATTTTAAGGTAAGGCAGAAGTTTATTCTAGACAAATTCCCTAAAGCACTTGACAATCCTGTGCTTGGGTACTATCCTCCTAGTGGATTCGTAGGATGGCACACGAACTATGGTGCCCCAGGATGGATTATATTGTTTAACTGGTCTCAGACTGGTGATGGTTATTTTCGGTGTTGGAAGGATAATGAGTTGAGAACTCTGCCTGACTCCCCCGGTTGGAGTGCGAGAGTAGGTCTATTCCGTCCAGAACAAGAGCACGAATTATGGCACTGTGCTCGGACTGAGTGCCGTAGGTTTTCTTTTTCTTATCGTTTCGATAATCCACTTGACTGGCAGGCAGCAGTTGACTGTATAGTTGGTGTCTGATATAATAAGAGCAACCACATTAATATCTCATGTCAAGACCCGCAGGGTTTTGGAAGTATCAAGAAGATGTGACACTGAAAGAACTAGAAGAGTATCTTGCCGGTACATATCGTTCTCACTATACTTCTCCAGAGTCCAAGACACAAACTCTCGATTTGATTGAAAGCATCGGTGATGCTGAAGCATTCACACGATCAAATGCCATTAAGTACTTGTCTCGTTTTGGTAAGAAAGGAGGTAAATCTGAACTAGATATCCTCAAAGCGATTCATTACTGTGTGCTTCTATACCATTTTTCTGGTCTCCACCAAAAGACCTCTACCTATCCTCAATAATGAAACTGTCCGATAAGACCCACAAGATCCTCCAGAACTTTACTTCTATTAACCAGTCTCTTTCCTTTAAGGAAGGACGTAAAATCCGCACGATTTCTCCTATGCAGAATGTGCTAGCAGAAGCAGAGATTGAGGAGTATATTCCGAAGGACTTTGCTATCTACGACCTTCCACAGTTCCTGAATACTGTCGCATTGTATCGCGATCCCGAAATCGACGTATCTACTGAGGATACTCATGCCATGATTCGTGAGGGAAAAATGAATCGCTCAAAGTATTTCTTTAGCGACCCTAGTGTAATCATTGCTCCTCCCGAAAAGGAAATGCAATTACCTTCGGAAGATGTTTGTTTTGTTGTTCAGGATGAGCAACTACGACGCATTATGAAGTCTTCTGGCATCCTGGGTCTACCTGATCTTTCTGTTGTTGGTGAAGCAGGTGTTGTGAAACTTGTAGTTTCTGACCGTAAGAATGATACTTCCAACGATTTCCAGATCGTAGTTGGAGAAACATCGGCTGATTTCTGCTTTAACTTTAAGATTGAAA